TTAATTGATAAACCTAAGTTACTAACGGTATACTTTAAATCAAATAATCTTGCATTAGGACTTCCAGTTTGATTCCATTCATAAACATGATGCAATGCTTTTGGATTTGATCTAGCCTGTACATCAATATATTGAGATAAAGATTGAATAACACCTAACCCTAATTTATCAAAAAATATTTTTTTGCCACGCTCTACACCCTCTAAAAACCCAAAAGAATAATTTATAATATTATTCATTTGTTTATTAAAAGATCGTGTACTTGTGTTTACTATCACTAGTCACCTACAGTCTGATTTTCAGTTCTGCGCCATAGCATTTTATAATACTCTATAGATCCAAATGGTCCAGTAAATGGTTCAACTGTTGCTATCTCATAAATTGTTCCCCTGCCAGACCTTGTGCCCGCAGTCTCTTTGTAAATAATGCTATCGCTAGCATCTCTTACATTTGTTACAAGTATATTTGTTGTTGCATTGTTTGCATTGTTTGAAGAAAGTCTGGGATCATTTTTAGTTCTTACAATGAGTTTATTTTCATATTGCAAGAATGCTTCAGGCTTAACATCTTCTGTTCCTAATCCACCTACTGGTGTTGCGTTACATATAATTGTTCTATCATAAACCCAGTCTTTTTTGGGCTGGCCATAGTCGCCTTGTTCAAGAATTGGAAAATATATATCAGCTTTCATTGGATACATAAAATCTGTAACATCACATGAGTTCATTACAAAACTCCAGGACGAACAATATTATTAACATATTTAGATAAAATTTTATCTACAATAATATTTCCAGTACCCTCAATCATTCTTTTGTCATATTCAATTTTAAATTGATCAGTGCTGTAATTTTTAACATATCTCTTATAATAATCTAGTTTGCCACATTTAATATCATTGATTAATAATTTTGTTGCATCCTGAATGTCAATTGGGACAACTTTATATCCAGTTTCAACTAAGAAAATATAATCTGCTCCTTCTGTAAACCCAACTCCTGGTGTAATGGATTGCACGTTTCCACTGTCTTCTGTATCAAATATAGCAAAAGAATCTGATACGCCAAGTGGTATTCTAGATGGTCTACGTTCTGATCTATTAATAGAATCTGTTGCTTGTACTGGGTCCTTTGTAATTGCAGTTTTATCTTTAGTTATTAAATAATTAAAATCTCCTAATGCTGGCCCATCTATATTGCTAGTATCGTAAACTAATTCTGCATTTTCATAGGCTTTTAAAATTTTATGTGTTCTATCCCAAAGGGGAATGTAATCTGTTTCTTGACCAACAACCTCAAGGTATTTACGATTATAATAAAAACCATCAACCATTGTGTCAATAATTGCTCTTGCTAATCCTTCATACTCTTTGTATTTAGCAATATCTGTTGCAGATGTTTCATTATTTTCTATTGCTAATTTTGTTGGATCTACATATGGGCGTTCAATCTGTAAATTATCTTCAACCACTATGTCGCCACGTTCTCCATCAATATCTTCGTATACAGTTACTGCATAAGACTTATCGTACTTAACAAAGTCTCCACTTAGTTCATAAGTAATTGTTCCTTCTGAGGAAGGTGTTAATCCAGATTCCCCACTAATAAAAACTTCAAGTTCTGTTTGTTCTGGAACGTCTTCAATTACAAGTATATAGTCTGCTGTTTCGTCTGGTACCTTATAGGTTACAGAAAGTGGGTATGGTGGTAAACGAAGTACTATTGACATTATGGTTTACGGTAATAAGATGCTACCTCTTCAGGTGACGCTGTGCGTACTAGCCTATGAGTTAGCCACTTTTCCGATGCCTCCTTTGACACTATGTTGTACCCCACTTTTAAAGCACCCAGATTATCCATATGAAGATTTTTATCTGAATATAATGCTACTTTATTTGTTAAAACTGTAGACTCTTTTGGTTCTTCTACAATTTCTTCTTTATTTTCTGGTGGAAACCAGCTGGCTAAAATTTCTAATATTTCAAGTTTAGTACTTGCTTCAAATAATTCTATGTTATTTTTTTTAGCATACGCCTTTAATGCTAATACGCTTTTAGTTGATAATTCTTCTATTGTTGTATTCATAATTCTCCCATGCTCACTTGTAATTATACCACCAGAATAACAATAAGGAGGACGGTTTTTATACCGTCCTCCCTAGTACGTGATTGTTATATTTTAGGAATCAGCGCTATCTGCGTCAACATAAGCGACTGCATCTAGTTCTTCCCATTGGATACCAAAGCGTACGAATACTGTGTATTCAATTGTGTCTTTCTTTGGCTTGTATTCACGGTTTACAGTGATGTCTCTCTGGAATCCCCATACACGGTTCTGAGGGAATGTTAAATCAACATATCCTTCAGGATAGTAAGGAACTTCTAGAACATCTACACCAAGTACACGAGTAGTGCGTGTGTTACCAGTTGTTTGTGCTCCACCATCAAGGAAGTCTTGACGATTTGCTTGAGTGCTACCAATGCGATCTGAGAACGCTGATGAAATAGCATCTGCTAGTGTACCGTTGTTACGAACAATACCAGCAAAAGCATCAGTACCTGCGTAGAACTTAAGGTTTGACTTAAGTGCACGGTACTTGCGTGGCATTGCTAGAAGCAATCCCTGCATTACTGATGTTGTGTAGTTATTGTCTGAAACTGTTGCAGCATACTCATGAGCATCGTTTCCGACTGTTCCACGAGTTTGCTTTACGAATCCTGGCATAATTGAAAGGAAGGCATCTGCGCCTGATCCTACACCATTAATAGCAAGATCTTCAATATCGTTAGCAAATGCGTTGGTCATCAAGCGAACTAGATGATCCTCAAGCGCTCCACCTTCAATATTGTCTTCAAGTGCTTCAGTTGATACTTCCCAATCAAGACGAATCTTTTTGGTTGTAAGTTCTACTTTTGTAAATGTTGCACCAATGTTAGTGTAGTCTGGTGCTCCTTGTGCTGCTGCACGAATAACACGCTCTCCAACATTGACCTTCTCAATTTCCATTGTATTGGCTCTCATGGTGACTTTACGGCCATCCTTAGCAAGGACAGTTGCGTCCCATACATAGTCAATAAAACGGCGAGCTTGCTCTGGTGCAAGAATACCACCAGCAACACCTGTTGGATTTACTGCGTTTGCTCCAGTTGTTGAACCGAATGCTGCAGTAGCAGTGTTACCAAGTTGTGATCCTACAGACTGTCCTGCAGAGTCTAAACCAGTTGCACTACCAATACCACCAGACACGAATCCGCCTTGAGAGTTAATCTCATTGCCTGCTCCTGCTGATCCTGGATAGTTTTTTTCTAGATCTTTATTTTGTTCCGACATTATTTTTCACCTCCTAGTGATTTTTACCTTAGTTAAATAGGTCGGCATTTGTGAGGAAACGACCGCCCCATAGGGATTTTTGAACCACTTGTGGTGATTCCTGTACGATCTCGCCTAGATCGCCAGACTTTCGGAAAGCTGTATCTTGTTCTACAAGGTCTACACGCTTACCAAACTCGTTAAAGTTACCCTTGATTCCATTAACATCTGATGTTACTGTTTCAAGAGACTTTGTTAGTGCTGCTACTTGGTCATTAATAGACTTAACTGTTGCAGCAAGATCGCCAAAGGCATTAGTAAGAGAAGAATTAATATCTGAAACTGCTTTAGCAAATTCTACATTAACATCAGTAACGGCTTCTGCCACCACTTCTTCTGCTTTCTTTACTTCAACTGCTGCTTCTGCAACAGTAGAATCTGCACCACCGTCAACTGATTTTGCAACTACTAACTCTTCAGCAATAGCAACTTCCTCAGCAACTGCAAGTGTTTCAATAACATCTGCTGGTTGTGCCTCTGGGGCAACCTCTGCAACTTCAACTGCAACATTTGCTGCTGCTTCTGTTGATTCTGTCATTTGATTTACCTCCTTAGTAATCTTAATTGTATTAATGCCTTTAGCACTATCAACTAAGAATTTTATTGTTTCTGCATTATCTTTATCGTTCTTTTCTATAAAACCAATATTTTGCATTTTGTTTCCAGTTACTGGACTTGTTACTGAATCAGAATCTGACATCATTACAATACCATTTTCTGAATCCCAGAACACATTTTCAATTTCTGCTTTTGACAAATATCCACTAACAACATTTTGTCCATTTACCTTTTCAATAGATAAAATATTTGCAAACTGATTTGCTGGATTATCTACAAGAGATAGCTCGTGAAGTTCATAATTTTTAATTACACGAATTGTTTTATCAATTTTTTCATCATAAGCGTCATCCCAAGTTGTAATG